GTAGTTCCTGAAATTCCGGAGCTGTTTTGACTTTTGCCAGATAGTGATAATCCGGCATTACGTCATCCCGCAGAGGAACCTTGACTTGCGGTTGCATTAACCAATTGACTAGTCGCGTCCATTGCCGATACATCGAGTCTTTCGTCCAAGCGCTGTGATCAACGATGACAAATGGAATGGAAAGTGTGCGCTCACCAAACGACGGCCCATAAGTGTTTGAGAGGTCAATCACAGAACTTGAGTTGAGTGGCGTGACTTCCATCACGTTACGAGTCGGAAAGCCGACTATTTTACCCGCACCGACGTCGACACCAAAATCAGTCGAATGATGATCATTAAACGTGATTCCGTAACTAAAATTAGAGTCTCCCATCTAGAGCTATATTCCTTTCTGCAAACATTTGACGTTGCGTTGCAATCGTTGTGCGATACTTTTCAGTGACTTGGGCGACCGGTCTACCTTCCAAGTTGACCGACCAGTCCTTGTCTGAGATTTTCTTCAACAGATTCACGGCATTCTTGAGCTGGCTGGTATCCACATCATTCGACTTGGTAGCTTTGACTTGACCGCCACGCGCGACTGTAGTCAAAGTTGCATTACTTGTCACGCCGGTGCTTGATTCCCGCAAGCTACTCAATACTGACCCGAACATGCCGCCAGGCTGTTGCTTAGCCCGAGCATTGATGGCCTGCGCCAGTAAGTCGTCCGCAGAGGCCTTCTTCGGGTTGATGATAACTTCATCGCCATCCTCACCCGCCAGCAAGTATTCAGGATGAGTGATCCAGCCACCGTTGGCATAGCCATGTCCTTCGCCAAGTCCAGATAAATTCGAGCCATAGGCGTGTTTGGCATAGTTAAGTGCCGCCAGCAGGTTGTCGAAGCCATTGAAAATGTGGCCATGACCGGCGAATTTGTACGCGTTAAATGTCGCGCTAATCGTCTGCATCAGGCCTTTAGCCAAATCTCCTGACAACGTGTTAATGTCGGTGTAACCGCCTTGGACGGCCTTGTTATTGCCGCCTGATTCGGTCGAGATTTGACGCAGAACTTTGTTGACCATGCCCGAGCTAGTCGACAGGCCATTTGCCTTCAGTGCTTTGATGACTTGCGATTTCCACCGATTAACCCCGCTACCGCTTGGCGCACTTTCGGAATCTTCATCATCTTTGGCCTTCTTGAACAGCGGCGCAAAGATTTTCTTGAATCCAGCCGACGCTGCATCTAAAGCACCTTTTCCGGATTCGTTCATCATTGATGCGGTCATACCAGTGCCAAGGTATGGTAGCTCATTGGCGCCTGTCTTGTTGACCATCCACTTCCACGCGCCAGACACACCACCAGCGATGAACTTTTCCGCGGATCCAAACGCACTAGTAACTGACGACTTCACCTTGTCGAAGATATCCGAGATGGTCCCAAATACCCCGTCGGCATGATGTGGCAACATACTTGTCATTGAAAGAAACTGTTTGGACTGGTTGTGTGGCAGAATACTGGTTCCTTTTGGCAAGAAAGTTGTTTCCATGCCACTTGCACCTAACGGGAAAATGCCCATAGACGGGTGATAACCGAGTTCCATACCTTCTTCACCAACAACCGCAAACTGGTCTTCTAAAGTACCGCCAGTCCCAACGGCATACCGATTCCAGTGTGGCTTATTCTTACCACCCCACAAGTTATTCAGCACGTTCCAGCCGTCGATAATGTGATTCCAAATTCCAGCGATCCGATCAACGAACTTATCCCAAGTACTCTTAATATCACCTGTTTCAGTGTTTACCGCACTCTTGTGCTCGCCGGCCTGTTTGACCGCCTCACCAACGACTTGCTGGTGTTGCTTTTTGGCATGGCTGACAGTATCGTCACGCTGTTTCTTGGCAGCAGAGACGGTGTCGTCGCGTTGAGCTTTGGCATTAGCGACAATCTTTTCGTACTGAGACTTTGAGATAGAGTGATTAACATAATATTCAGTTTCAGCTGCAGAAGTCGTCGCCTTGTATTTCTTGTCAGCAGCGTCTTTTGCCTCGTTATAAGTTTTGTTAGCGGCAGTGACGACCGCATTAGTCTGCTTTGCCGAAGTAGAGATGACTTCCTTCAGCTCCGCTTGGCCCATTTTGTGTTTGTCTTCTGACAGTTTCTGCAAAAGGTCCTTTTCCTTGCCTGCACTGACTTTTAAGCTTTGATAGGTGTTGGCATCGGCTTGGGACTGCAAGGTCTTCATATTCTTATTGTGGCTCTTAGCAAGCGTTTCGAGTTCCTTGTTTTCCTTGTCCTTTGCAGATTTGCGGGCCGCTGCTACCTTGCGTTGGGTTGTGGCATCGAAACCGACAAGTTCTTCTTTGGTTGCACCTGCCTTGACGATGGCAACGCGTTCTTTGGCACGCTCGTTCAAAATCTTTTTTGCGGCGTCGTTACCCTGTTGATCATATTTCGACTCAATGGATTGGCGTTGCTTGTAATAGGATTCGGATTCTTTCTGCATATTCGCATACGCGGACTTCATCTGGGCGGCCCTGGTCGCATCTGACTTCTTTTCATTAGCAAGTGAAGCATCAGCCTGTGCTTGTGTGATATCGCCATTCTTGACCAGTAATTCTAGGTCGGCTTTTGATTTATCCTGTTTGCCTTTGTAATAGGAATCGACCGACTTCGACATGTGACTATACGCAGCGTTCATATCGGCTTGGATCTTCTCGGCCTGCTTTCCACTAGAAGTACCAAGCAGGATCGTGTCTCCCATGATCTTATCCATGTCGCCTTGATAGGATTTGGCGAACGACTTCATGCCACCTTTGAGCTTGTTCGTAGCCTTTGATACACCATCGTTAAGCTTCGGGTGGAAAGTTGATTCGACCCCAGACTGAATCTCTTTGCCGATTTTCTTACCGACAGATGATCCAGCGATGCCGCCAGCCGCCGCACCTAATCCGGCACCAACTGCAGTGCCAATTGGACCAGCAAATGTCCCAACAACGGCCCCAGTCATCGCACCGCCAGCCCAAGCGCCGCCCGCGGAGCCAACGGCTTTTCCAAGGTTTCCGCCAATCGTCTTCTTCGTTGATCCGAGGACATCCCCAAGTGACGAGATGAGCGTCAATGCTGTGCCAATGCCAGCCAATCCTTTAGCAGCGGGCAACGCCTTTGAGAACTTGGACGCTAGGCCAGTCGATTCGGATAAGTCTTCCATCGCGTCAGTGCCAACGGATACGGCGGCGCTGGCGGACTTACCTTTGAATAAGCCTTTGATTTTGCTAAGCATGCCAGTGCTTCCACCTGCGTTTTCGGCAACGTCCTCAACCACGTTCTTAGCGGTGTTACCAGTTGACTTTGCACCTTTACCGCCAGACAAAAGGCTAAGCGTACCATCATCATCGGTAGCGAGTAGTTTCTGCACGACACCAAATTCTTCCAGTGCCTTTTTTGCTTTACCAATTGCGGTGATCCAACCAGTAATCTTTTTGATCGCCCACATTGCCATTAAAGCCTTGGTAAAGTTCTCGACTCCGGTTTTGTGTGCAACGAGATTCTTCAAGATGTCGTCGATCTTTTGAAGTGGGTCAGTTGTTTTTGAGCCCTTGTCATCGACCAGCCCAAGAGCTTCGGCAATATCAACAAACGTGTGATAAGCCGTGCTCCAAATCGTGCCGCCGACAATCTTAGCGATGTCATACACGTTGCCGATAATATCCACGACAGTCTTACGGTTGTCAGCCAAGTAGTCCAGAAGTTTGATTGCACCACTCAATGCAAACGACAACGCTTTGGAAATACCAGTCGCATATGACTGGATTGCATCGTCACTCAGCAATGATTTGATGTCACCCATAGCCGACTTTGTCATATCGAAGTTACTGTGAGTAATTTCACCCATCATTACTTGCCAACGGGACTTAATGTACATCCCCATCCCCATGTACGACGTCATGGCTTCTTGTGTACCGGATGCGTATTTTTTGCCGAGGAATTCCAGTGCTTCTTCAAACTGCGTCGCAGACAGTTTTCCTGCCGCACTCATGGCGTATAACTGTTTCATAGACTTGCCGGTTGCATCTTGTAAGGCTTCACCGAACATTGGGAAGCGGTTAATCATCACCGACATATCTTCAGCTGATGCTTTGCCTCCGGCGACAATTTTGGCAAACTGTTCGCCGGACTCGGCTAGTGCATCATTGGTCATGTGAAGTGTTGACCCCAACGCAACAAACGAATCAGTCCAGCTTTTAGTTTCAGCAACACTGGAATGCACGTGGTAAAAGCTTTGGGCCATTTCGTTGATCGTATCAGTCGAGTAAATAGTCGACGTCCCGATCTTATTGATGTAGTCCAGCAGTTCTTGACCGTCTTTGGGTGCTTGGGTCGTCAACGAATGCCAGACGGTTTTCATGGTGTCCTGTTCTTCGTTGAACTCCATCCCGGCGGCATACGCCTCTTTTAGTCCGTTTGTGATCGCACCGATGCCGGATTGAATCCAGCCTCCCGCGATCGACCCCAGCATGATTTCTTTAAGATGCTTGAAACTACTGCCGGTCTTTTCGACTTGGCTGTCAACCTCCTTAAGGGGCGCAGTAGCCTGGTCGTGTACCTTGACCGTGGTCTGCTTTTCCTTGGGAATCTTAGACTCGGTCTTGTGAATCTTCTCGGCTATTTCGGACGCTTCGTCCTTGACCTTGATCTTGCTTTGGACTTCTTTTGGCAAAGA